AATAAGGGGCTTAATCGCCCCTTGTTTTGAGGTGAATAATGACTGTAACGATTGGCTATACAACAGACGATGCGTTTATCGCATTTGCATTAGCGCGTGGCGTAACTGTCACAACGCCTAACGCTTCGATTTATCTCACCAAAGCCTTTGATTTTATGGAGGCGCAATGTTGGAAGGGTCAAAAAACAGATTACACGCAAACTAACGATTGGCCGCGTAATGGCGTTTATGTTGATTATGTTTTGTTAGATAGTGCCACTGTACCTGTCGGCATTGTCAAAGCGCAGCACGTTGTCGCATTATCAATTGCGAATGGTTTTGACCCTTTAGCGACTGTTGAACGCGCAGTTAAACGTGAAAAAGTAGATGTGTTGGAGGTCGAATATCAACCCAATGCTTCTAATGCGCCAATTGCACGCTCTATTAATGCTGCTTTAGCCGATTATCTAGCATCGGATACAGCAGTAATGAGAGTATTGTAATGGGTATTAATTACGCTAATTTAGCAACATTATCAGAGCGTTTAATTCGTGAAAATGGACGTGATGCTTTACTGATTAGTGAGACTAATACAGGCACGGATTATCAGCCAACAATCACACAAACAAGCGAAACGATTAAATTAGTACAAAGTCAATTTAACGCATTAGATAACAATGATTTTGTGCTACAAGCGCATGATGTAAAGTTTTTAGTATCAAGTGATTTTACATTAGCGACCAAACAAAGAATTGAAACAAACGGACAGCAATATAGCATTGTTGCGTTAAAAGAAATTAAGCCAGCCGACACCAGTATTTTATACATTGTACAGGGGCGCGTGTAATGTCATTCAATGACGATATTAAGCGACTTGCGCGAAAGTTAGCGATTACAGAAGCTAAAGCGGTGGCGGATTTTTGCATTAATATCAGTCTTCGTGTTGACATGATGAGTCCAGTTGATACGGGTTTATTTCGTGCGAACTGGCAAGCGACACTAGACCAACCCTACACTGGCGCAGTAAAGCCAATGAATCGCGCAGGGTCAATTGACCATGTAATACCATTCGCAAAAGCCGCAAACGGCCATGTTTTTTACCTCACCAATAAAATACCTTACGCCAAAAAATTAGAGTACGGACATAGCCAACACGCTCCAAACGGCATGGTGAGAGTGAGTGCTAAAATGGCACTGGCAGAGTTAGAGCGTGCGGTAAGGAGCGTGCAATGAGTCAAGCACAAATTGAGTTAGCACTATTCGACAAGCTCGAATCAATCAAAGCGACATTACCAACGATTTACTATCCAAACAGCCCACACAAAAACAAACCAAACCCACCAACGGGTGAACATATTCGCGTCAATGTTTTGCCCGTAGGCACACAGCCTATCGGCATTGCTACCACTAATCAAACAACGGGTATTTTGCAATGCTCTGTTTATGTTAAAGACGGCACAGGCACAATCAGAGCGGCTCAGATTGCTGATTTAATTTTAAGCGCATTTGCACGAAATACGCTATTATCAAACAATGTACGCATAGACAAGCAAGGCAGCGTCAACAGTGGTTTTTCTGTTGATGGGTGGTATCATTTGCCTGTCTCAATTCCTTATCAACAGATTACGGGGTAATCGAAATGACAGCAGCTTTAGTACAAACAACCGCAGGCGCAACCATTGGCATTAGTGCTACTTTGCCCGCTACCGACGATGCGGCAGGTTATGCAGCATTAACATTTACAACGATTGGCGAAATCACCGACTTGGGCGAGTTTGGCCGCGAATATTCAACAGTTACGCATAATCCAGTGGCATCACGTCGCACGATTAAACGTAAAGGCTCGTTTAATGACGGCACAATGGCTCTACAGTTAGCAATTGACCGTGACGATGCTGGTCAAGTGATTGTACAGGCAGCCGTCGCATCCGATGCTAACAAAGCCATTCGCATCACATATCAAGACGGGTCAAAAGACTATTTTAGCGCGTTGGTTATGTCGTTCAAAACGAATGCTGGTAGCGTTGACCAGATTTTATCAGGCTCTATTAATTTAGAGATTAACACCGATATTATTCAAGTCGCCTTGCCTTAATCAACACCAAGCCCCTTTAATTAGGGGCTAAAAATAAGAGATTATCATGGATTTATTAAACCTTTTACCGTCCGATAATGCGGCAATTACGCTAAAGCACCCTGTTAGTAAAAACGAGCTAGAGGGCATGACTATCAGCGTCAGCGGCCACGATTCTGCAACGTTTAAGAATGCGATTAAAGAACGTGCCAAGGCTCAAATGTCGCGCAAGTCTGCCGATGTTGACTTTGTTGCTAACGATAAAGAAGCGGTAGAGCTATTAGCAAAATGCACTACAGGCTGGACTGGTATTACCGAAGGCGGCAAAGAATTGCCATTTTCTACAGCCAATGCCATTTACATCTACACAAAATATAATTGGATTCGTGAGCAGATTGATAATGCTATTGGCGACCGTGCTAATTTTTTTATGAGTGCGTAGAGCAACTAAAACTCTACGCTAAACAACAAGCGTGGTGGAATAGTTGCCCACAAACCAAGGGCGCGAAAGAATATAATAACGTTTCGCGCCTGTCTAAATTCAAGTCTAATAATCCTCAGTCCGTCCCATTTATGCCTGATGTAAAACACGGGCTTTATCTTATCGAATTATTACACGATGCGGGTACAATCTCTTACAATGAAGGCGTTGCAAGACGTTTGTCGTGGTCTGAATTAAAGGCATGGTCTGATTTTGTTGGCTATGATTTAGATTCATGGGAAGCTAGTACAATTATGCTATTATCAGCGTGTTATGCTGAAATCAGCAACGAAGCAACAACCAATGATTGCCCTATGCCGTGTCAGCCGACAATGACAGAAGATAGGCGAAAAGCAGTATCAATGAACATTAAAAACGCGCTACGCTCAATCGCTAAAGTGAGGTAAAAAATGGCAGTAATAGACCTTTTGATGATTGGGCTAGGGATTGATACGCGCCGTTTACGCGATGGTGAACGCGCATTGCGTTAGGTCGTTTACAGCAAGCTGGAAACAAAGCAGAGAACGCACTTGGCCGCATGGCTTCTATGCTTGCGTCAGCCTTTGCTGTGTCTAAGATAATTGAATATGCGGATGCTTATACTAATCTTCAAAACCGTCTTAAACTTATCACTGATTCGACCGAAGCACTTGCCCAAGCCACTCAAAACGTTGTTGATATTGCCCAAAACTCACGACAAGCACTTGGCGCAACAGGCGATTTATACTTCAAGATTAGTCAAAATGCCGACAAGCTAGGGTTGTCGGTGGCAGATGTTACTCGCGTAACTGAGACTTTCGGAAAAACATTAGCACTATCAGGCGCAGGCACTCAGCAAGCAGAAGCTGCGATTTTACAATTTAGTCAGGCGTTGGCTAGCGGCGTTTTTCGTGGTGATGAATTTAATAGCGTTGCAGAGAATGCCCCTGCGGCAATGGATGCGTTTAGCCGCGCTTTAGGCGTAACAAAGGGCGAATTAAGAAAACTAGCTCATGATGGCGCATTAACAGCAGATATTTTAATACAGGCATTAAAAGAGCAGTCTGCCGCTGTTGATGATGCATTCGGCAAAACAGAATCTACTATCTCGCAATCATTCACTGACCTAAAAAACAGTGCGATTATTTTCACAGGTCGCATTAACGAATCAACAGAGGCGGGAAAGGGTTTTGTTAGTATCATGTCAAAAGCGTCTGATTTTATGGACTCTTTGGATATAGACGAAAACGCAAAACTAATAGGTGATGCGTTTGGATATGCGTATAAAGCAGCCTTAGTTTTTGCAGGAATAAAACTGACAAGTTTTGTGTCGGGAATGGCGTTATCTCTTGTCGCTACATTAAAAACACTGGCAGCCGAAGAAGCATTAAGGCTTGAGACGTTAGCACTCACAACAGCAAACAATGCGGCAACAGGCGTAGCGGTTAGACGCGCAGCAGCCGAAAAGGTTTTAGCACTTGAGGAATTAGGCCGCGCAAGAGCAACATCCGCGACAGTATTAGCAACACTAAATGCGACGGTAGCAGACGCAGAACGTGCCGCAATGGATGCGCGATTAGCGGTAGGCACGCAATACGCTACAGCCGCAGAGTTACAGCGTCAAATAGCACTGCAAAGAGTAGCCGCCGCACAATCAGCAGTTGTCGTTTCTGCCAACGCTGAGGCTGTAGCTGTATCACGCGCAACAATAGCCGCAGAAGCAAATACAGTAGCAACAACCGCGCAAACCATCGCACAAGCAGAATTAGCGGCAGCAACAAACGCGGCAAACGTGGCAAATAGAGCAGCAACGGGTATCGTTGCAGGATTGGGTGGGCCATTGGGCGCGGCAATAACTTTACTAGGGGTGGCAGCAACAGCATGGTTTGTTTTTGGCGATAACGCAGAAAAAGCGGCTGATAAATCAAAAGAAGCTATTGATAAAATCAATAAAAATTTAACTGTTAGCGATGATGAATTACAGATTCTTGCTAAAAGTTTAAGTGTTGTTGAGTCTCAAATTCAATCAACAATGGAAAGCTCCAGGTCAGCGTCTTTATCGTCGAATGAAAGAATAAAAGCTTCTATTCAAAGCGACCTTGACAAACTAATAGCACAAAAAAAGACATTAGAGTCTGCAATTGAAACGGCTACATTTAATCGTACAGTTGATGATTTGCTTGCTAATCCTGCTGAATCAGGTGTGGCTAAGGCAATGCTAGAAGCTTCACGCAAGAAAGCCGAAGCCGATAAGATTGCCAAGAAAGCGGCAGAGGATGCAACGAAAAAAGCTGAACAGTTAAAAAGCCAGTACGATGCTTTAGCTTTATCTCAATTAGAGCAAATAGAGTTATGGGGTAAAGACACAGGACTGGCAAAGCTAAACTTTGACCTAAAATATACAAACCTTAGCAAGTTAGGGCAAAAAGAAAAAGATAATCTCATTTTGCAACAAAAAAAGATTGAAGCACTACAAGCCGAAAAAGACCTTGCCGCACAACAAACAGAAGTTGATAGTTTTATGGCAGGTCAGGCACAAGAGTTGGATGCTTTACGCGCTCAATACACGTCAAAGAATGAGATTATTTATCGATCAATGAAGGCAAGACAGGCAATTATTGATAAGGCGTATGCTACCGATCGTATGTCAGAAACAGAGTTTTATACT